TGACGACCCAATGTCGACTACTAACATTTTGAAATTTCTTTTTAGGCTGAGCCCCACCTTGTTCCAAAAATCTTGTGCACTCTTTTTCATTCCAATTATAACCCATTTTTTTCATAAATGATCTAAATGTTTCTAATTTGAATCTCATTTCGTTCTCATCTTTCCAAATATTTCCCGAGTCTATTTGATCGAATTCTGTTGTGTCCTCTACGTCCTCTAAAAATTTTGTCATCCTTGAATTAAATACATCTTCTCTTTCTTCACCTGCATCATAACCTTCCATATCTTGTTTGTTGCTCAATAATTCCTCAAGCCAATCTCTATAAGGATCGGGATCTCTTTTTGTTGGTTTGAGTGGCCTCCAAACAATATCATAATTTAGTAATTGTTCTCCTAATAATTGTTGTTGATATAATTGTTTTGTAGATAATCTAATAGATTTACCTTGAATAGGTAAAATCCAATATGGTTCAGGATAAGAATTTACTTTTAGAAGTTTACCTACTTCAGGTAAAGCCTCATTAGCTCCAATCCCAAGTTTACGCTTAACGCATTCAGATGATACACAGTGCATTCTAGCGATTGACGTTTTACATTTGTACGCATATTCTTTATTTTCTACACCTTTAAAAATATTTTGCAATTCTTTTGGGTGAAGTGATTCTGAACAAACTTTACCCATCATATTTCTAGTCCAATCCTCATACATAACAGGGTCAGGATTAATTTTTTTTGCAAGAACAGCTACATTAAACATAGCATCATTACGACCCTCACCTTTTTGTACTTTATTTTTCATAAAATTAATAACACATGGAGGATAATCTTTGGTTTCATCATCTTGAAATATTTTAATTTTTTTAAACTGACTTGGACTTACTCTAAATTTTTTTACAAAGTTGTATAAATCATTTATTTGAATAGATGAGCCATCATCATTCATGGCACAACGAGTTGTCATGTTTGCTTTTTGATAAGGTAAATTTAAAAAGTTGCCTTTTCTTTTTTCATCCCAGTTTTCAGGAGTAAGGTCTACTTCATCCTGTGCAGGAAAAATATCTGTTGTAGTGTCGTTAATGCCTAAATCCGATGCTATCTCAATTAATTTTTTACGCATTGAAGATGCAGCAACTACACCCTCAATAAATAAAATTAGATGGAGTCCGTTGGATTTTGATCTGAACGGGACGAGTGGGTATTTTCTTTTACGAATTGTCGATATAACTTCCTCGTGCCGTATGTTATAACGATCAACATCGATGACACCCCAACTACATGTATTATCATCTCTAATGGGAACTGATCCATAATATGCTTCTCCTTTTAAATGTTGCAACCAATGATCCTTTGTCATTGGTGTAGGTTCAAGCCAATGTTTGTATTCCGTCTTACCCTTAGAATTTTTTTTACCCGTAGGTTTAGAAACTCCAAAATATGAGTTGGACCCCTGGAAGAGTTCTATAAACTCTTCCAGAGTGTTGTCAAGAAGACTCATAAATTAAAATGGTGTCTTCGGTGCCTGTTCGTCTTTTGTATGATTAACTCTCACAGCTCCCTTTTTACAGCTTTCGTAAAATTCATATGCTGTTTTCATAAGTTCATCATTTTGAACTGCTCCAGTGTGCTCAATCTCCCAACCATACCAAGAACCTTTGTTATTTTTTTCTAACACAGTTCTCATAGTGTACGTTTGAGTGAAAGGTGCAGGTCTAAAGCTACCTTTTCCTGACTTTCTAGGTTGTCTCAATGACATCATCATAGAGTTCCACTTTTTTGACTTTTTCCTTTGTGTGGACTTCATGCTAACAAGGGCAGTTGAGTTTTTATCTGGTTGGCATATTAAAACATAATGTGAAGCAGTTTCTTCAACATAATTACCATTAGATAATCTGTCCTTACCATCATCACCCCTTGTTGTTTTTGACATGATATCAGAATCAGCAGCATAAATATTAACTGGTGCTACTGCCCCTTTATCTCTGTCTTGCCATTCTATGTATTCTAACTTGTAATAACATGGAATGACCGTGATGCCCTTTTGGCCATCATACAGCTCATCTGTAACTGTATTATAAATCATACCGGCTCTTGCCTCCGCTATGAATTGACTATCCCCTTGTGTTACCTGTGGTGATAGTTGTCCTAACACTTTCAAAAATGGTAATGCTAAACTATTAGCATCGACATTATCGAAACCAGTGTCTGCAAACTTTTCAACGTCAAAAGCTGCAATTGCGCCAGTATTCTTTACTTCTACGTTAGTACCTGTCGCTTGTCCGTCTTTGAACTTTACGTTACTCTTTATCGACATTTTTATCCTTTATTTTTTAATTGTTGTTTTATTTGCAATGTAAACTCCGAACAGATCAAATGGTAATTCTTTACCACCTTCAACTTGCTCTCTTACAAATGCTTTTAAAGTCATAGGTTCTACCTTTTGTTTTTTATTGTAGGTAAAATTATGATCTTCACAAACTTTTATAAGTTCAGCAACTTGATTATCTTGTCCTCTAGCAAATTGAGCAGTAACTGTATTTTTTATTAGATCTTCAAAACCTTTACTTCTCAACCAACCAAAAGCCTCATCAACACGTGACTCAGGAATTTTAGCAGCGTAAAATGGTTTTACTTCTACTGTAGATCCATCACTTAATTTTAAAAGTGATACACCAGCTTCTTGCATCATCTCAGGAATAATTCGCTCTTCCATGTCTCGAATTTTATGTTTCAATAATGAAAGTGCTTCTTCTTTTTCCTTTAGTTGAGTTTGGAGTTCATTGAGTTGGTGACATTTATCAGAGATTGATTTGATATCATCTTTGTTAATGTCAATGGATGACATTTTTTCTATATCCATATTTTCCTCCTGCAGCTTATTAAAATATCTTCTTGCCTTTTGCAATAAAAAAAATTATTATTTTTTTTGATGTGGAAATATCCGTATAAAACAAATCCCTATAAACATCAAAGGGATGCACTACAAGAATCTGCAAATAAAACTCAATGGGCTTACTTTATGGAAATGGGTACAGGTAAAACTAAAGTTACCATTGATAATTTTTCATATCTTTATTTATTAAATAAAATAAATACAGTTTTAATAATAGCACCAAAATCAGTTTACACTGTTTGGGAAAGTGAAATATTACTTCATATGCCGAATGAAATCAAACATAAAATATATAAATGGAATATTGATAAACCTAAAGATTTAACAAAACTCAATGACCATGAGGGTTTAAAAATATTCTTAATTAATGTTGAGGCTTTATCAACTAAAAGGGGATTAGATGGCTGTATAAATTATCTAACTAAAAATAAACTAAATTTTGTAGTATTGGATGAATCAACAACCATAAAAAATAGAACAGCAAAAAGAACAAAAAACATATTAAAATTGCGTATATTATCCGCCAGAAGGCGTATATTAACAGGATCGCCAATAACAAAATCTCCATTAGATTTATATACACAATGTGCTTTTTTAAGTCCAGATTTATTAGGTTTTAACAGCTATTTAACTTTTAGAAATAGATATGCAGAAATGGGAGATATACCTGTTGGATCAGGACGTTGGATATCTATACCTAAATATTACAAAAGATTAGATGAACTTGAAGAAAAACTTAAAACATTTTCAACAAGAATTAGAAAAGATGAATGTTTAGATTTAAAACCTAAGGTAAGACAAAAACGTTATATTGAATTAGAAGGAGAATCTCAAAGAGTTTACGAGAGACTACGCCAATCTGCTTTAGCTGTAGTAGAAGATAGCACTATATCTTTTTCCAATAAATTAACTGAAATTATTAAATTACATCAAGTTTGTAATGGTTTTACTAAAGATGATGAAGGTAAAATGTTAGTCTTACATGATCAAAAAGTAAAAGCTTTGCATGAAGTAATCGAAGAAACAGATGGTAAAATAATAGTGTGGGCAAATTATTTATGGAATATCCATGAAATAATACACTCACTTAAATCTAAATATGGTGCGGACTCAACTGTAAGTATATTTGGTGAGGTAAGTGTTGAAGATAGAAAAAAAGCTGTAGACCTTTTTCAGAATGATTCTAAAGTACGGTTCTTTGTAGGTAATCCAACCACAGGTGGTTTTGGTCTTACTCTTACAGCTTGTAATACAGTCATTTATTTTTCAAACAATTACAATCTTGAAGTTCGTATGCAATCAGAAGACAGAGCGCACAGAATGGGCCAAAAGGGAACTGTTGTTTATATTGATATAGTTGCAAGAAATACCTTAGATGAAGCAATTATGAAGTCATTAATCAATAAAGGCCAAATTGCGGCTAAAACATTAGGTGAAGAAGACCTAAGAAGTTGGCTTCTGTAATTCTTTAAACTTATCTACTCTCTTTAAAAATTCATGCCCGTAATGGCTTAAATCAGCCTCTGAGAGCTTAAATTCCTGATATAGGAGGTCACGGGTGCATATTGCTATTACCCCCTGCTCTATGGGCCCGTAATTCGTTTTATGGGCTAAATAATAAGCTCCTAGCTGTAATTTATAGTCCTCCACCCATTCTTCCTTTTTAGGTCTATTAGACTGCTTAAAATCAACAATACTAGGTTTTCCGTATGCTATAGCAGTCAAATCACAGGTCCCTGCATATAAATTGTTATATTCTAAACTAACCTCATTACCCCACACCTCATCTAACTTAAGATTTTCTAATATTACTTTAGCCATTCTTCTAGGTTTAGCATCTTCATCCATCATACTATAATAACCTCCTCCTGATAATGAGTGTTCTAAAACCTTATGCATTTCAGTCCCTATGGTAGATGCTTGATTCATTATTCGATTAGCCTCTTCATTACCCACTCTTCTACGCCAATCATTTAATTGTGTCATATCTTTAGTAGCAGATAAAATAGTCGTTACACTTGGAACTTTAATATTATCAACAAGATACTTTCTTCCTGTAGTATCAGAAAATCTATTGTAATGTTTGTATGGATATTTTTTATTTAAAGTTAATTTCACCAGACTTTTGTTATTAAAACTACAATCACTCCTGCCATACCAGTAATCAATACCCCTGCTGAAGTCAACATAATTTTTTCAATTCTAGCTATATCATTTTGTATGTTTTGTATTTTTTTATGTGTTTCTCTTTGCATAATTCTGCAAAGTTTTTCATGTGATTCTATTTTTTGTAAAGCATTATCCTTAGGCATTTCTATTACCTCTAGCTGCAATTAATTGACTTAAATCATCGTTTGGAAACAATCCTGCTACTTCTTGTTGTGTAACTTTATCTGTTAAAGGTGCGCCTGGAGCTGCTCTTGATGCAGCCACCACATCTTCTAAAACAAGTGGTTCTGCAGCTTGGTCTGCATCTAAATCTCTTGCTTCTGCATCAACTTCTGTTTCGATTGTATTGTTAATAGATGATTGAACATAGTCCACCATTTGATTATCAACATCTACATTTCCAGAACTTTTTGTAAAGTTTTGTGCAAACATAGCCTCAATAGTTTCTTTTGGTAAATTTTTATCATCATATAATGGTTGTGGTATTGATGATGGTTTATCTTGTAATTCATTTTGAATAGATTCAAGATCAATATTTTTTGGATTAACTCTAGGAGTATCTTCTTCTTCATCAGCAATGTAGTTTGCAAATCTAGCAAATGCTTCTCTTTTTTGTAATGGGTTTATTCTTAATCTAGGTGGTAATTTTACTCTAGTATTAAAATCAATTTTTTTACCTCTCAAAAGTTTTATTGTCTCCTCAGGTAGCAAGGCATCATTCATATATCTTAAAGCTACAGGATCAGTTAATATTCTACCTGCTTTTTTAGCAAGGTATAAAAATATAAACGGTGCAAAAGGATTTACTGTAAACATACCACCACCTATCAATGTTCCTGTTAAAGCTCTTGGTCCAGCAAGTGTGAATCTTCTTTGTAAGAAAGTTGACGTATCAGAAATAGGAATGTCTGAAATAGCTTTCATGTAATTTGTAAATTTATAAAATTCACTTGCCCCTCCTTCGCCTAATAGTTCAACCATTTTTTGTCTACCAAGGTCAGCAGTGGCTTCTCCTATACCTAACTTATTCATAAATTTATTTATTTTGAAATCAGCAAAGTCTTTTGGACTAAATCTTATATCTTTTGTGTTAAATATTCCGTTATTAAGTTTTACATCATCTATACTAAATCCTCTTCCTGCAATAATTTCATCAGTTCCTAATCTAGATAATGCATCCTGAGCATATTCTGTACCTGCTTTTACAGCTGGAGATGCATCTATTACATCTTTAAATACAGATCTTGCTTGTGGAGCAGTGGCTGAATCAAAAGAATCTAAAAAAGCATTAAAAAAATATCTTGCCTTAGCAGCTTCAAATAAAGCTTTACCATTTTTTGTAGCCTGTTTCCCTGAAGCTCCTATAATAACTTTAAATTGTTTTATTGCCTCTGGAGAATTAGATGCAAAAACATCTCTTTCCATTGTTTCAAATAAGGTATCTCTTAAACCTGCTTCTCTCCCTAAAATTCCATTGACACCTCTGCCTGTGAAAAGGTCAGCATCAAATTTTTGTAATGATTTTGGTATTTTTAATTTTTGATAAAAGCCCATAATAGAACTAAAAGTTGCGTTAGCATCATACAATTTATTATATAAACCCTCAGCATCTTTTATATTAGTGTTTATAAAACTTTCTGCAGCAGCCTTACCTTGAGTGGCACTTAAATTGTCATAAATTTCTTTTGCTTGAAAAACTTCATCAAACAATCCTGATGAACCAGTTTTATTTTTCCACTTTTTATTATCCGCATCAATAGATGTCATATCCCATTTAACTCTGT